CCTTTTTACGCAGCAAGCACAAATGCTTCTGATCTAAAGGCTACAGTACACGTTGACCCTTACACTGTGTTTGAAGCTCAACATGATGGAACAGGAACAGCAGCGATGAACAATTCTGGTTTTGATTTTGTAGGTGTCGGTGGAACTGACTCTACTGGTATATCAACTTCAGAAATTGACACGTCAACTTCTGGAACATCAGGTGGATTCAAACAAATTGGAATCTCAAAAGATCCTGATAACAGTGATACGAGTTCAGCAAATGCAAACGCATATGTCGTTTTCAATACTGGTGAACATATCTTTAAACTAACAACAGGCGTATAATAGAATAGGAGTATAATATTATGGCAATATCAAGAGCACAACTAGTTAAAGAACTAGAGCCAGGATTGAATGCACTATTCGGCCTGGAATATAAGAACTACGCAGATGAGCATACTCAGATTTTCGACATCGAGAATTCTGACAGAGCTTTTGAAGAAGAAGTTATGTTATCTGGTTTCGCAAACGCTTCAGTAAAACCTGAAGGTTCAAGCGTAAACTTTGATTCAGCAACTGAATCTTTCACTGCTAGATACACTCACGAAACGCTTGCTTTAGCGTTCGCAATCACTGAAGAAGCGATTGAGGATAATTTGTATGACAGACTTGCGTCTAGATATACAAAAGCATTAGCTAGATCTATGGCTAACGCAAAACAAGTTAAAGCAGCAAATGTGTTAAACAATGCGTTTGACTCATCTTTCACAGGTGGTGATGGAGTAGAACTATGTTCTGCTGTTCACCCGATTACTGGTGGAACGTTCAAAAATGAACTATCTACTTCAGCTGATCTTAACGAAACATCGTTAGAGCAGTCTTTAATTGACATCGCAGCGATGACTGATGACAGAGGGTTAAAAATTGCAGCTAAAGGAACTAAAATGATAATTCCTTCTGCGCTTCAATTCACGGCTGAAAGACTGATGAAGTCTACAGGCAGAACTGGAACGGCTGACAATGACATTAACGCAGTAGCTAACATGGGAATGATCCCACAAGGCTACGTAGTTAATCACTACTTAACTGACACAGATGCGTTTTTCATTAAAACTGATGTACCTAATGGATTAAAAATGTTCGTTAGATCACCAGTTAAAACTTCAATGGAAGGCGACTTCGAAACTGGAAACGTTAAATACAAAGCTAGAGAGAGATATTCATTTGGATTCTCAGACCCTAGAGGTATTTTCGGATCACCAGGAGCGTAATCTAAATAATTAATTAATGAGGCGAGGCCACAATCTCGCCTCATTTTTTTTGCAACATCTAAAAACCAATGAAAAAATTCTTAATTAAAATCAGAGCATACGGTTATATGACTGAATTTACAGTTATGGCTGAGAATAGTTCGCAAGGAATAGAAAATGCAATCCTTGACAAACTAGGAAAAAATGATATTAATTGGGAGAAATCAAACTTTTATAGTTTGACTAAAAAATGGTTAACCTTTGAGGAGATTAACGATGACGAACTTACAAGACCTTTACAAACAGAAAAGGTCGCTGGAGTTGAGTTGGGAGCAGGAGCATCTTAACGAGGGTAGATAGCACAACATGTTAACAAAGTAGACGAAGCTGCCCCACAAGTTTCCGTAGCTACTTAACAAAAAGCTACATCACAGAAAACGTATTTTCTTTACAGGCTCTCTTGCACTTCATTTAAATCTGTTGTATAATTATCACACTGTACATTAAATAAAATAAAGTAAATGTAGACGCGTACAGTCGACATTCCCTAGGGACTACGTTTATATATTCTAGGAGGAATATAACATGGCAAACACAACGTTTAACGGACCAGTAAGATCGGAAGCTGGTCATAAAGTAATAACTAAAAATACAACTACAGGTGCTGTTTCAGAACATGCAACTTTAAATAGTGTATCAACTGGTGATGTTTCAAGTAATTCAGCAGGTTCACTTTTATTAAATGCAGCTGCTACAAACACATCAACTTTACAAACATACCAAGCAACTATCACAATTGCTAATGGTGCAACAACAGGTAAAGAAGCATCTATTGGAATGCCAGCAAATTTTATTCCAATGTGTGTTGCTCTTAATGTAACTACAGCAGCAACAAACAATGTTAATTTAGTTGATATTGGAGATGATGGAAATACAGATTCATACACTGACGGAATTGCAGTTGCAATAAATGCAACTGGTTTCAAAGGTGTTTTTGGCTGTAATGGTGTAAGAGGAATTACTGGATTAACAGGTGCAACTACAACTGCTGATGAAGTAGAAGTAGTAGTAAGTGGAGACCCAGGAAGTGCTACAGTTATTAGACTAACTTTTGTTGGTTTAGTATTAGCATAATAAATAACTTAAGTGGGACTTCGGTCCCACTTTAAATTTACTTAATTAAGGAGGGTAAATAAAATGGCAGATACAGTAACAGGACCAGAAATCCTACAAGAAAACGACAAAAGAGTAGTAATCAAATTAGTAAATCAATCAGATGGAGATGGTGGAACAACCGTGTTTTTTGATGTGTCAGCAATGGCCGCAAGAGCAGATGGTACTGCTGTAACAAGAGGAACTTTACAAAGAGTGTGGTTCTCAGCTCAAGGTGGAGACGGCGGAGATTCATTTGCTCGTTTAGATTTTGAAGATTCAGATGGTGATAGACCTTTACTTGGCTTTACAGGAACAGGATATTGGGACTTTAGAGAATTTGGTGGTTGTCCAGCAAGTAGAGATGCTAACACAAATGGTGATATTAATTTTGTAGTTCCAGGTGCCGCAGATGATGGCAACATGTACACAATTATAGCTGAATTTATTAAAGAATATTCATAGGGAGGTAACATATGGCCAATACAACTTCAGGCACAGTTACTTTCGATAAAACGTTCGCAGTTGATGATTTAATTTCAGAAGCATACGAGCGTATTGGTTCACAGGTAACTTCTGGATATCAATTAAAATCAGCTAGAAGATCTCTTAATATATTATTTCAAGAGTGGGGTAATAGAGGTTTGCACTATTGGGAAGTAGGAGAAGCTGATATTGACTTAATTGAAGGTCAAGCTGAGTATATATTTTTTAGATCAACTGGAGATGGAACAAGCGCAGTTACAAATCCTGCTAATACTTATGGTGTAGCAGATGTTCTTGAAGCAACTATAAGAACAAATAGAACTGCCGAAGCTCAAGCAGATTCTGCACTTACAAAAATAGACAGATCAACTTATTCTGCATTAGCAAATAAATTATCTAAAGGAGCACCTTCAAAATATTTTGTTCAAAGATTTATTGATAAAACAGTTGTAACTCTTTATCCAACTGCGGACTCATCAAATGCATCAAAAGATGTTCATATTTATTTTGTAAAAAGAATACAAGATGCAGATGGAACTTATACAGATGCAACTGATGTACCATATAGATTTGTACCTTGTATGGTATCAGGATTAGCTTTTTACTTAGCTCAAAAATACAATCCACAATTAGTACAACAAATGAAATTATTATATGAAGATGAATTAGCAAGAGCCTTAGCAGAAGATGGTTCTTCTACAAGCACTTTCATAACACCTAAAACTTATTACCCGAATATATAATTATGGCAAAATACGCAAAAGCAATATCAGATAGATCAGGAATGGAGTTTCCATATTCTGAAATGGTTACAGAATGGAATGGTTCTTTCGTACATATATCTGAGTATGAAGATAAACATCCACAATTAGAACTAAGAGTTAATCCTGGTAGAGAAGAACAGGGTTTATTTAATGCTAGACCTTCAAGAACAGAAAATGAAGTTTTAATACTTCTTGTACCAAATCCTTTTAAAACTATATCTGCAAGTTCTGGAATTATAAATGTATCAGAACAAGGTCACGGTAGATCAACTGGAGACACTGTAAGATTTAGAGGTACAAGATATATTACATCTGACCCAGATGGATTTCAAAATCCATCTAATTTTGATGGCATCACAGGATCTAATTTAGCAAAATCCTCTGGTTACTCGATAACTGTAGGCAAAAGAGATTCAAGCGGAAACATTACAAATACAGAAAATTTCTATCACTTTACTGTAGACACAGATACTGCTACAACAGGTGGTATATCAGGAGGAGGAGAAGGTTGTTCATCAGGACCAG